TCCATTAGCGTCAGGCGCTGCTCTTTTGGCTGAGTAGCCATAAGGTTTAAGCTCTTTGTCTAAAGCAAACTCATTGATTTGAGAAGGAGCAAAGCCACTGTTGTTTACGTTGTAACGCTGACAAGTTCATGAAATTCATGGACAACATGTTGTTAGATCCAAGTCAGGCAAAAATGTTTTTATCTAACAAGACGAACCTAAGTTATGTAAACTATAAATTTTCTAACTTCATTCATAAGGGTGAGGAGATAAAAAAAAGATCTGAGTTTGCTGATCCATTCAAACTTTTATATGAGAAGGAGTATGAGCTTACTCCTGTAAAAGATGAGAATCATCTTTGGACATTTCAAAAAGATTACGACAAGGGGTATACCATCTGCACATTTAATTCTACTGCAGCTGCTGCTTCAAGACTTGCAAGTAATTTTATTTTTTGGATACGCAAACCTTATGCGTCAGACATACTTCCTTACAACATGCTTACGCAAGATTACTTGCAGTCTAATACTTTAGACGCTGCTGAGTGGAGAAAGTATTTAAAGAACAAAGGGCTTGAGAAAGAAGACGGAACTTTTGAAATACCTAAGAAGGCAAGTATATACGATCCATATGCGGTAAGTTCTATCAGCCTTCAGATAAGCAGAGACCCTAAGTCTGATTTTCAAAAGATGGTTAATAGATATAACCACGCTGTTGATATTGGAAATGGAGGTGACGGTAATGCCGACGCAGCTTTCAATAATAGATTGAACGATATAGTTCAAGGGTTAGATGATGCGGTTAGAAACTATGCAAACTTGCCAATTAGAGATGGATCTGGTTCTACTTACGATAAAGCAATATCTGTTGGAGATAAGCTATTTGTTTATAATGAAGAGATTAACAATCATTACGTATCACCTCAAGGCTATGTGAAAGACGGTGTGTATTACAAGATAAACCCTGACCTTGAGATTATAACATCAGGCTTCCTCTTCAATAAAAAAACAAAAACAGTAATTTCTTTTGAGCCTGAAGGTGGTAGAGATTACTTTTTTAAGGATGCTGATGATGTTATTTTTGAGAAGAGTAAAATCATAGTTAAGTCGAGTAAGCAAAACTACACTACCGAGTTGACATTAGATGAATTTAAAAATGTAATTGGAATTAATAGCGACACCTATCGTGATATCGAAAATTATTTCTTTGTTAACAACCGCACGTTAGAGTTTATATCGTTACCAAATGTTAAAAAAATTGGATGGGGCTTCTTAAATAACAACACGTCTTTAACAGAAATTAATTTCCCAAGTGTTGTTAGTATAGACGATTCATTCTTAGGAAGAAATTCAAAGATATCTTCAGTTTATTTACCTGAGGTTACATCTATAGGAGAGGGCTTCTTAACGTCAAACACCGCCTTAGAATCTATTAGTCTACCTAAAGTACTTGATATTGGAGATAGATTTATTGGTTCAAATAGAAATATATCTTCCATTAATTTTCCTGAACTCAGAAGCGTTGGAAGATATTTCTTAGAGGAGAACCAAAGTTTAGAATCTATTAGTCTTCCTCAGTTGAAATTTATAGGAAGCGACTTTTTGTATTACAACAAATACATACATTATGTTAGCTTGCCTAATGCGGAAGTGATAGGTAATGAATTTTTGCATGATAATGAACTTCTAAATTCAATTGATCTACCTAATGTAAGGTACATAGGGGAGGCTTTTATGTCTATGAATGAATATTTAAATAGAATAAACCTGCCTAATGTTACTGAGATTGAAATGGATTTTTTGCGTAATAACAAATATCTACGATCTATTCACTTACCAAATTTAGTTACACTTTCATTAGATTTTATGTATCGTAATGATAACATGAGATTTATAAACGTGCCTAAATTAGAAGCAATTGGAAAAAACTTTTTACGCGTAAATAAAAATTTAGAATCTATAGATCTACCTAACGCTATTGCTATTGTTGGTATGGGTTTCTTAGAGTCGAATGAAGATTTAGAATCTTCTAATATAAATCCTAAGGCTAATATCAGACAGAGCTTATATGGATTTATGAAAGACCATAAATTTATAACAGATGAGAATAGAAACCTCATGCCTGAAGTTGCTATATTAAACTCACAATTATATACTGAGCTTTATGACAAGTTTGGGTTTGAAAGATTCTCAGACTTGTACGCAGAGTTCTTGAGAAGCAATAAGAAGGGAACTATAGTTGAGTTTTATAATACCGTTAGCGGGCAACCTTCAGTTAGCGCTCAACAAGGTAGCACTCTTCAAGAAAGTTTAAAGACAATCCCGGGATACGATGATATGATTCGTAAGTCTAAGAACATTGCTCTAAGAAAATCAAGAAGATACGGTGCTAATTGGGATAGCATAATGAATGCCGTGATGCAGTTCGTTATGAACTCTCCGGTATATACCTTGGCTGACGACTCGCAACGCGAGCAGATGGTTCGTGATGTGCGTGCTGAGTATGGTAAGAAAGAGAAGTCTGCTCCATCTCCAACCAAAGTATTTGAACTTAAATCGTTTACTGATTTGTTTGGTAAGATAGACGTGAAGATGATCACCATGTCGGATCTTCAGTTGTTGAACCAAAAAATGAAAGACTTGGCTCGTGGTGCTAAGGAAGCTAAGATTTCTTGGATGGCTGCAAGTAAGTTAGTAGCCAAGCAAATCAAGGAGTTGGTAATCGCAGGTAAGATATCTAACAGACAAGCAGCAAGTGTGATAAGCAGACTTGCCATGGTGAACATGTTCAACCAAGACTCGATAGATAAGTTCACCGAGTACATGGTTAAGGTATTTGCCGATGCCAACTACGACAAGAAGATAAATGATGCTCGTAAGAAATTACCACGTGCATTAAAGAATCTTAAGAAGAAGATTGGTATAGCTAACGCTGTTGCCCCTTCGTTATTCGAACTATTCTCTATCAACCCAAACCTTATACCTGATAGTGTATTAGAAAGATACATTGAGTTGGTTGATATGTTCGGGAGCTCAGACAGTGTACTTAAGTTGGATGAGGTAAGTGTTGTTGCGGGAGATGTGAAGAAGATACTTGACGTGATTTACAAAGAGGTAGCGCAGTCTGAGGAGTTAGCTCTTCGCTTTGAAAATTTTGATGACAAGGTATACGATGAGGATGGTAAGTTAGATTATGCTAAGACATTGGCTAAGATGATTGATGCTGATGCTATCACTGATGCCGAGGCTGAAATCATGCGTAAGTATAAGAAGAACATCTTGCCTAAGGTAGTAGCTCCTGAAAAGACTAAGGCTGAGATAGAAGAAGATAAGAAGGCTTTAATCAAAGCTATAAAGGCTACTACTATCAACGCGTCTAACATTCCAACAAGACTTGAGAGAGACTTGGTAAAAAGATTAGTTGAGTTATTAAATCCTAAGTACTTGAGCAGCTTGTCTGTTAATCAATTGGAGAATGTAGTTAAGTTGATTGACAATATCAACAACGGTTACATGCCTCGTTACGCAATGATTACCGTAGAGAAACTTAACTCTATAAAGAAAGCATCAGAAGATCTTGTTCCTGCTACCGAGACAGCTAAGCCACTTAGGTTCTCAGGATTTGTTGGTAAGGTTAAGTCTAAGTTTATCAAAGGAAGTACTGCTGCTCTTGAGATGATACGTCGTACTCCGTTGGCTTACATAGATCAAATCTTTGGTGACTTCAATACTAAGCGTATCTTCAACGCTGTGTTTGAGATGATGGCTACAGGTCACGCTGCCTTTGAGACTGACATGAACAAGGTGAACAAGAAGTTGGATGATGCGCACCAAGCTGTTGCTAATTCTCATGGTAAGGATGCTAACAAAACATTAGAAGCTTCATTTAGAATGATGGCTTATATGATTCAACTTGAATACGAAAGCAATCCGGGGAGCGACCAAGTGAATCCTGCTGCACGTTTTATTGAAGCTACTCTAAATAAAATATATGATGGTAAATCTAAATACAAAGAGGCTGACGCTGCTCTTCTTGAGGCGATACTTAAGAACTACGGTGTTGATGTTGGAACAGATAAGGACGGCAATCCAATCAGAGAGATAGATAGTAAGAAGCTATACAAATCTTTCAATACGGCAGAGCGCAATGCTTTGAAAACTATTAGAGAAATCAACGACGGTCTTACAGAGAAGGCTCAGTATACTGCATCTATTATTAGAGGTGAGAGTATCACTCCTTTGAACAACTATGTTCACCTTCCTATCATGCATGACTACAATCCTAATGAGAGGTCAACAGGTATTCAAAACTCTGATGCTTATAACAACTCAAGAAGACCATCTACTAAAGCTAAGACATTAGAGGGAAGATCGGGAGATGTATCTGCAATTAACTTTGATGCGTTTGCTTCAGCGCAGAAGGGAGCTAAGGCTACGTTATTAGACTTCCACCTTACCGAACCTATCAGAACTTCAAGAAAGACTATTAATGAGGCTCGTGAGATGCTGAAGAAAAGCGGTAAGTTTAAAGGTCAGAACAGAGAGTTGATAAATGCTATTGATAGTGCTAACGAGGAGGTGATTAGAAACGTACTCACCAACAACTTCATTACTGATATCGGCATTGAGGCTTTCGTTAACGAAGTTTCTAAGCAGGGATACCGTGCTATCCTTGCAAGTGGTGAAAGGTTTACCTCTGAACTTGCTTCTAACGTAGCGTTCGCTATGCTATCAGATCCTAAATCTTTTGTTTCAGGAACAAAGTACAAGTCTGTTATCATGTCGCCAATGGCTGTAGACATTATGTTTAATGTTGGAAGTAAGCAAACTAAAAGATTGTTTAGCGCTGACAACCTTAGTGGAAAATTCATTGACACATCAATCATCGGTCAGGCAAGTGGTGTTAGATCTAACACAACTAAGAGTGCGCTAAGCAATGTGTCTAACATCATCTACAACAAGTCATTAAAGAAGTACAAGAACTATATTGAGTTGATAGCTGATGGATTGATATCTACTCCGGATAAGTTAGTTATGCGTCCTATTTGGTTTGGTTCTTTTGCTAACGAGTTCAAGAATCAAACAGGTGTAGACATAGACTTTAATAAGATAGGTGCTAACGATGAGGCTTATATGAATAAGTACGGTGAGGCTATATCAAAGGCAAGAAACTTTGCTGATGAAAAGTCTATACTTGCAGGAGCTTCTGACAATCCGTTTATGGGTATCATAAAGGGGACTAACACTGCGGATCAGGGACACATCAAGAAGATTTACAACAACTTCAATAACTTCATGACCCGCTTTGCTATCTATGAGTTTGCTGCTGCAAGGCAGGGTATCTATGCAGCTATGGGTGACGGAACTCTTACACGTAGACAGGGCGCTGCTCTTCTTGCGGGTGTAGCCACTCGTATGACAACGTATACATTGCTCACTAAAATATTAGGGGGTGTTGTTCTTTCTCTGTTTGGTATTGAAGATGAGGATGAAGAGACAGAGAAGTCTTTCATGCAGAAGTTCGGGCAATCACTTGCCTCTACAGCTACAGCTCTTATCATTGGTCGTGACTTTGGTAATGCGGTTAAAACAATAAGCAACTTTGGTGTAGAGAAGATTAACGAAGATTTCTTCACTGACTTAAGGAATGGTGAGTATGACCCATACGAGGATCAAATATCTTACTCTTCTGTACCAAGAGCAAGACCGGGGAATCCAATTGACCTTGGTGATATCGCTCTTATGTTCACAGGTTCTTTCACTCCTTTCGCCAAGACTATTGACTTGGGTGTAAGAAAAGCTTTTGAAGATCCTAAGAAAGAGCCTGATGCTATCGAGAGACAGAAGAACGAGATGCTTATCAGATTCCCTATCGAGGTATTGGGTAACATAGGTCTTATCCCAATGTACAAAGACGTAAAGAACATTGTAGTCGGTAAGATATACGAAGATCTTAGGAAGGGAATGAAGGCTGAGAAGGAAGCGGCTAAGGAAAGAGAGATTGAAAAGCAAAGATTAGGTATCTATGAATCGAGAGAGGACATGAAGAGATACAATCCAAAGCTTTATGAGAAGACATTCGGTCCATCATCTCCATACTATAAGCAAGACCAAATAAAGAAAGAGCAAGCGAGACTTAAGTCAGAGGCTAAGCGCGCCTTGAAAGATGTTCAGTTTGGATATGATCCCGACAGGATACCAACTAAAGATGAGATGACTCGCTCTGAGCTTAAGAGATACTTCCCTCAAGATTACTACAAGAAGTATGGTGCAGGTTCTCCTACATATAAAGAGGAGCAAGAGGAGAGGGACATAGAGAAGGAGATAAGAGATGCAAGACAGGCACAGATGGATGCTTACTACGGATACCAAAATGAATCTGATACTGATAAGTTTGGTGCTAAGAAATCAAGTACTAATACTGACAAGTTTGGTGCACCAATATCAAGTGGTGGTAAGACTGATAAGTTTGGAGCGCCGATAAAGTAGACTAAGTAAACCTTACATACTTCAATGACTTTTGTCTATCGTAGTACACCATAAGTTCAACATCATGAGCAGCACCATCGCGGGGAGGTCTACCTCCCTGCTTTAACTGCCCTACTAAGTTCTCCGGACGACCATAGATGATTCCGTCCTCACATGCCCATATAATCAATGGGTTTAATCTCTTGTCTATTAGTTTGATTATTTTGCGAGCAGAGATAGGCAGAGGGTAGGCATCACGCATCGTCCTTATCCTACCCTTCACCTCTGCATATGCTATGACCTTCTTGTTCTCGTCGAATATCTTATAGTCGATATCGTATGGGTCAAGCTTCTGATATGAACCACCGAATGTTTTAACGAAAGTTTCTATGGCTTTCTTCTCTCTGAGTAAGTCTTGTTCCGTTTCAGAAATCATCTTCTTCAATTGATTTTAAGATACATCTTAGTTCCATGATGAGGAACTTAACATCTCTGTCAACTTTGGCGAAGTCTCTATCAACCAAGTTCTCATAAGTATCAGCCAATAAAATGTGGTACTCGTTAATCCTTAACGACAACCTGCGTGCCCTTTCGTTTTCTAAATTCATCTAAGTGTGTCACCGTTAAGTATGTTGACAATCTTCTCAGAAAGTATTGACTCCATACCAATCGGTGTTCTCTCATCCATCTCTTTGAGAATCTCTTTGAATCGGTTGTTCATCATCTTTGTCTTCTGAAGTTTTTCGTTCTCCAAAATTAGTGAATCTATTTGATATTGTAAATCCTCTACAAAACTGTTACGTGGCATCTTTCCTGTTACTCTTCTTGGGTTTCTTTTTTCTCTGAAAGCGTTGCTACATTCAAGGTACATGTCCCTTAGATATGTGTCTCGCGTGATGAGGTCGTAGAATTTTCTCTGCCCAACGAGAACAGTTGCGTGATCCTTATCTACATACTCTCCTATGTTTTTGTATGTGTATCCTATGTTGCGTGTTAGTGCGTAGAATATCATCCTTGCATATACGAACTCCGTCTTCTTCGAGCGTCTGTGTATATCAAATCCTGATACTGATTGTATTATATTTCTTAACTCTTCAAACTCCTCTTGCATGTTCATCCTGTGTGTACCTCTGTTTTAATTCCGTGATTGTTTAACTCTTTCATTCTATACTCTTGCAACTTAGAAGGCTTCTGACCCGGTCGCTTCACCTCGCTGAACAGCACGTCGCTGTTAGGTGGTATCGCAAGCAGGTCAGGTATGCCGTTCTTGTTGGTGCGTATAAGCTTGATGACGTAGTATCCCTGCGCCTCAAGGTCTTTGATTCTTTTAGATTGTATCTGTTGCTCAGTCATTACCTTCTATTAGATGAATGATAAATCCTAACAGCGTGGCTGTTGCTATTCCTGCTGCCACTATTAACAAGGCTGTCCATATCATTCCTCACCCTCCCCTTGTATGTCCTGTCTCTTGATATATCTTTTTATTTTGCATGCACATAAAAACTTTAGTTTAACATGCCATGAGCGATTGTTCATTTGTCTGATAAGTCTTTCTACAGTTTTAGTTCTCATCTTTTATTAATTTTTTGTAGTGGTTTAATGTATAGTCTTTCTTCTTGGTTACCGCCTTGTATATGTCATGCTCGATACCACCCTTAGCAAAGATCCAATACACATCACTCTCGAGTCTGTCCTTGGTAGTCATGCGGTCTCTCGCCTGCCAATAACTTGTAGCACTGAAGTCAATGTTGTAGAAGATAAGGCTGTCTGCATTACGTAGGCTGATACCCTCACGTCCCGATACTATCTGCAAGGCTATGGTCTTATGAGAGTTGTCGAACTCCTCAAGGTCGGTAGTCAGTTGGTCTCCGTACACCGCCTTGAGAGCGTTGAGTTCTTCCTTGAACTTGTAGAAGATACCTGCACGCTGACCGATGAAGTTGTCGTAGATGAACTGAGCCTTAGATATATCCAATATCATTGAGTCACCACTCTCGAACTTGATTGTACCCGAGTACATCTGATGTACCTTCATCATAAGTTTCACAGGTGTGTCAGCGAGTATGGTATTCACCGCACCCTCAATGACCAAGTCTCTCTCCAATCTCTTAATCATCTTGTAGGTCGATGGATTCATGTCCACCTCAATGATATGCTCTCGTGTCTCCACCTTGAAGCCCGCTTCCTTCTGAGAATAGTTGATAGTGTATGGCTTCATTGCCTCGATGATAGTATCCTTGCCATGGTTGTAGTCTTTGATAAACATACCATTAATCTTTTTCTCCTTTACATCGACGTAGTCAGCGCAGAATTTGTAGAAATTTGCATAATGATTAAATGGATTGTTTGGAATACCATACACTTGGTGATATATCTGCGAGTAAGATTCCGGAGATGGCGTACCCGAAAGTAGAATGACCTTGCTCTTGTGTTTCTTTAGTAACGCTTTCACCTGTGCTGCACGTTTGCTTGGCTTAGGGAAAGCACCCATGCTGTGTGCCTCATCGCAGATGATTAAGTCCCACTTCACATCTTCAGGTAACTTATGTAAACTCTCGTAGTTCATGATTGTTAAATCATAGATTGGAGCAAGCATCTTGTAGTCCGAGTCAATGCTACTCATCGCCTTCTTCTTTGTTAAGAACAAAACATTGCCGATGTAAATCTTTGATGCGATGCCGAGGCTTGTCAGCGTCTTACCTGTGCGTACTTCCATAGCGAGGTACAAGAACCCATGCTCAGATAATATCTTAGCACCATCGTAAATGATTTTGGTTTGGTAGTCTCTGAACTGCACGGAGTTGGGTATGATTGTAAGGTTCTCTTTCTTCTTGTCCTTCTCTATCTGCTCGTTGAGGTATAGGTCTTTGTAGTAGTCTGCGCTACGCATGATGCGGGCTACCACCTCTCTGTCTGTCTTGAACTTGAGCACGTGGTCTGTAACAATCTTCTTCTTCACTATCTTCTTCACTTCCTTGGTGGCTAAGACCACAGCCTTGAGTGCCTCCATCTTATCCCACATCTTCTTGTTGTCGCAGAATAAATCTCTTGGTATAATATCATCCATAGTTTTCAACCTTTAACATTATCATATTGTAATAATTATGTGCAGGTATCTGCATCCAAACAGCAACGGAGTTGGGGTTGGGGAATGTTATTAGATACCATGTCCCCCCTTGCTTTCTCCTGTACCATTTGAAATCTGATAGTATTAATTTAAGTATGTCTTTCATTAGTCTAATTTTAATTGGTTTTGTACATCGGGTGACTGTCTCTTGGTGATGATTATCCATCTGCCTATGTGGTCTCGTCCCTCCTCCGGAGCAACACCTTCCTTGAACATAGCATAAGACACGAGCCACTTGTAGAACTTCATTCTGCTGATAGTCATTTTAGATTTCGGTGCATAGTCGGGGTACTCATCAATGAACGCAAAGTATAAGTCGTTCTTGTACAGTCTGACACCCGAGTCTATGTTGGAGTTGTTCTTCTGCCCATCAACAAGACCACACCATTCGATGAACTCGTGGCATGTCTCTGCCGATAACTGACGCACATTGAGGTTCACGAACTTACTCTTCACAAGTCCTGTAACTAAATAGTTTCTCAAGCAACCAATCATGTAGTTGTCGAACTCACACCAATCATCATCGTTCCAATCACCGAACATCAACTTGCCGAACTCATCAAGCGGAGTGAATGCCTTGCTGTAATACTGATGCAGTTCAAGTTCCCACTTCCTACGAGCAAACGAATTGCCAGCCCCTTTGATAGCGTAGTTGGTAGTGATAGCAATCTTGGGTGACTTGCTGAATGGTATCTTGATAGCGTCCTTGTTCTTCTTCTCAAGGGTAAGACCTTCGGTAACCACGCTGAATAATCTCTCGAACTCAAAGTGTTTCTTCACATCATCGAAGCATAGTATCTGCGTGTCTGCCGATACTAACTGATAAGCAAAGCTACGCTCAAAGGTGAACGACTTGCCGTCAATTACCACGAGTTTCTTCATGTTGCTTAGTGCGTTCATGAGTAGTCCCTTACCTGTGCCACCCTCAGGGTTGTCGCTGATAACCTCATCGTTTAAAATAACGGCAGGACAGAACGATAGGTTCTTGTGTCCGTGCATGAGGAATCCAATCGTACTCTCCATTGAACGCATGCGGTTATCGTCACCTGCATTGATGTTGGACACAAACTTTCTGAAGTCACATCTGTCCGTCACACTACACTGAGTGAATACCCTGTCAATGACGTGGTCTTTCCACACGTACCCACCGAGGTCGAGGTAATCTATTGAGGTAACATTATCTTTTGTAATCTTCACCGCGCAGTTCTTGTAGTACAAGTACGCTGTCTCCTTGGTATCGGCAATGAAGTATATGTCAATCGTTGATAGCATGGACAAGAACTCTTCCTTGAAGAATCTTGTTTGGTCTGCGAAGTAATTGTATACTGAGAAGTCGTCGAGGTCTATGAGGTGACGAAGTACGTAGTCTTTAATCTCTTTCTCTGAGGTATGGTCAATGAGGTTGTTGGTTACCTTGACGAACACGTAGTTTTTACTACCCTCAGGACAGTACTTGTAGAATCCATTGTCCTCAAGGAACTGCTTGAATAGGATATGGATAATCTTTATCTGTCCCTTATCGTTCTTTGTCCAAAAGACTTGCTTCTCATTCTCCTCCTCAACCTTGTTGAGTACCGCCTCAATCACATCGCTATCTAAGTTAGACTCTTGAAGTTGTGTTCTTATTTCTTTCTTCGATACACCGCGTCTAAGTTTAGCCTTGATTTGATTCATGCGATCATCGTCCTCGTAGTACTTAGTACCGAACGCTGCCGTGTTTCTATACGCTGAATCTATCGTGGTTGTTATCTCACCTATGGTGAAGTCTGATGTAGCATATTGGTTGAGCACATAAGAGGCGAGGCTCTTGTTCACACCGAAGTCATTGAATGCAACGGCAAGTATGTAGCAGTTCTGATTACGCTGTCCCTCTACCATTGGGTACTTCTTCGTCCACCACTTCACGAGTATCTCCACGATCTTGTTCTCGTCTGTGATAGGTATGGTTGGTGCGTCACGTACCTTACTCACCTCTGTATACTGAGCCTCCTCAATCACACTCCATACTGACGAGTTCTCATTGACGAAGATTAAGGGGTCATAAGACTCATAACAAACGCGAGAGATATTCTTACTCGTCTTATCAAAGTAAGGCGAATTAAAGTGCCTCTCAAGGCTATTGAAGTAGTTTGTGTGGTTCTCTGAGTCAGCAGGAATCTTAACCAATACCTTCAGACCGTTGCCTGATGGTGATATGAATACGCTGAATACATACTTACTCTTGGTGAAGTTCTCCTTGTCCTGTAACAGTTCCTTCTGCTTGTCATAGCCATCGAAGTCAAGGCATATAAGTCCGCTGTGTTCTATGAGTGCACTGTCTGCACGCTTGCTGAACGTACCGCTGAAACATATAGCGGGTAGTTGTTTCTTTAGTTCATTACGAGTAGACTTCTCTTTCTCTGCACGTATCTTCTTGACGATCTCCTTGCTCGCACCTTCCTTCACACGAGAGAGAAGCTTAAGTACATCACGGAAGAACGGAGTGTCTGTCTCTCGTATCGACTTGAATATGGTTACTTGTCCTGTCATTTTTGTGTCGTCTATATGTTGATTTGGTTTTCTGAAAGCCCTATTAATTCTATACTCTGTCGATTATGTCGATTATTAAACTGAAATATAAATAATAAATAATAATAATAATATATAAATGTATAGAGAGATATAGGCTTGATGATGTTGGCATTTTCGTCACGGACAGATGATAAAAAAGGGGAGTTGCCTCCCCTCTTTATTAGGTTACACTCTATATTAGAATGGTACTTCCTCATCTGCCTCAGGCTCTGCCTTTGCAGGCTTAGGTGCAGGTGCACCACCCTTAGTCTTGGGTTCGAACGTATCAAGTTCAACGTAGTAGTTACCACTACGTCCCTGTTTGATGTCGAGGTTTACCCAACCGTTCTTGATGTGCTTCTTGATGAAGGCTGTAGCCTCATCAGCTTTTAATGATAGACTTCCTACTACGAAGTCCGGTGCAGTCTCCTTCTTCTTGAAGATGAAACCGTCAGCAAAGATTTTTTCTTCTGCCATTTTGTTTTGTATTATCGCCCTAATCTATTTGTAACTAAGCGCAGAATCTTTAGGGCTAAACGCTACGCTTAGTGGTGTGCCACTCGGCACATTGCTTTTATGCAAAACCGATTTGCGGTTCTAATCTAATCAATCTTTCATTCAAACACTGCAAGTAAGTCTTCATTGATGAGTGTTGAATCTGAAGCAATGCTGCTTGAACATCATCTAACTTTTCAAATTGTTCAGTAAACAAGAAGCCATCTAACTTCTCATACTTGCTTCGTAATTCATCACGCTCAGCGATAAGTCTTTCTAAAAATGTACTCATATATTTATTTTTAATAGTTAGTAGGGGAGACAGGATTCGAACCTGTGTAGAACCACCGCTGCATCAAAAGCCTTGATGAGTTAAAAATACAACCTCTCCCCTATGTCGTGGCTATCTCGTCAGCCACCAACGTCCCTGATTGAATTATAGATGTATGTTATGTCCACCGTACCTATCTAAATCATTCAACCTATGTCTTAGCCAACCGCGAGACAGCGGTACAAGGCTCAATTTCAGGTAGGTGTTTAATGTAGTAACTCGTCTATGTAATAGTTCTCGATGCTGTCCGTAGGGTTAGCACCGAAGAATGTTTTGTACACCTCGATAGCCTTGGCTACCTTGGCTTCGCCACCCTTGATGAACTCCTCGGTAGGTCTGAACACACCGAGTTGAGACGTGCTCTTGTCAATGACATAGAACACAAGGGGCTTGCCGAATAACTGCTGATAGATGTAGCATTGAGAGTCGTAGTTGTATGCCTTGGCTGAGTACTTGAACTTCTGAATGTCGCCTGTGGTCTTGAGGTCGATGATGATTTCATCTGTAACGATGTCCGCCTTGCCCTTCCACATCGAGCCTTGTATCTCTCCGATGGCAGGTACTTCGTACTCGTTACCCTCTTTGTATATCTCATCGTAGAAGTGTATGTTACCCTTCATCGTTGAAGCCAAGGCACGAATTTCTTCAGCCTCTTTCTTCAACATACAGAACGGCAGTCCGCTACTCTCGATGAACTCCTTGTAGATATTGGTGTTACGTGTTGACGCATCAACGAACGGAACATCTGCTGCCTTCTCAGGCTCTATCAACAACTGATGAAAGTATCTACCCTCAGCGAAGTTCTTGTTGTCCTCACGAGGCTTGCCGAAATCCTGTGGGTTAGATAGCAACACACCGATGTCTGAGTTAGATAGGTACATCTTACCTACCCCTTTGTAATACTCGTTGTCGTCTCTTAGTCGGTCGATAATCTTATCCATTGTCTACCTCCTTGAACATGTCAGCAATCTGCTTCTTAACCGCAGCACTCATCGAATACTTACGAGCCAACTGCGCTCCGATAGATGCAACACCTGCCTCCTTGTTAGCCTCAATGTACTTCACCACCTTGTCCCAATTCTCATCACCCACTTTGAGTTCGATAAGTTTGGTCTTGCCTGCCTCTACCTTGGTAGGTGCAGCGGTGGTAGTCATCTCGGGAATGTCCTCTCCTGTCCACAGGCTGAGTCCAAGACCGTGCATCGCAATAGCCTTAGCCGTTGAACGCTGAATGGTTTTGTTCACGTCCATCGCCGTCACCTTGTCAATAGGGATAGCGTTGTTACGGAAGTCCATCACGGGTAGGTAGTCAATGTGTTCAAGTCCGTTCACTACTATACCCACCTTAACGTAGGCACTCTTGCCGTCGGTGAAGTAGTTGAACCCTGTATGCTCATGCTCATACACCTTACGCTGTGCATCGGGATACACCGACTTAAGCATAGCCCAAGCGTTTGCCCAAGACAAGTAGTCGAGGTTACCCTTGCGCTCAATTTTTTCTTTGACGCTAATTACTGATAGCGTTTCGTACACCGAAGTGACTTTGGTTTTTTCTGCCATGTGATTTGATTTATGATTAGATTGTAACTGTGCTTGATATGTTGAGTAAGACTTGTGCATAGTCCTTGTCCTTGTGCTTGTGGTTCTCCGCCTTTCGGACACCATTCATGATAGCACTGTGTCGAAGAGGTAGCCCACGCTCAGACATGTAGTCTACAAGGTTGTACATAGTGATAGGTCTTGTGACACATAGGTAGAATAACATGTGTCGTGCATCTACTATGTTCTGCTTTCTTGTGGTTTGGAAGAGCATCTGATCATCGCTGATACCGAATTCGTCCCCCACTTTGGTGTC